AGCCAGTGGTGTAAATCCAAGATCACTTGCAACGGTTATCGTATTTGAAGTCACAGCGTTAAGTAAAGCTCTGCCTTGTATGCTGTAGTCCGGCGAACTCACCACGACTTCTGTGTCTGTGAATTTAGTCCATTTCTTCCACTCAGCCGTGCCGTTCACCGTAGTGTTAAACGATGGGTCAATAATGAACTCAGTGCCAGATGTGCCGGACTTCACAATAGAAGCTGGCCCGATCAAACAATACCTGGCATCTAGGTCGAAGTTCGTGTCTAGAAGTTTCAGCTTTATCGAGCCGTCCCTAATGCCCAGTTCTTTGTTAGTGATCTCGTAAATCCTAGATGCGCCCGACCTGGTGCCGGATTGAATGTCCGTCACTTGTAGGTCGGTCATGTCTAGAATAATCTTATCGCCCACCTCTAAGTTAAAGCCAGTTGAGAAGTCCGTGGTTACTTCACTGATCTGTTCAGCTCCGAATCTGTACCTTTTTAGGCGTCTAGAGGAGGCTATTTGAGCAATATTTATGGCCGAAAGTATCTCCCTAAGGCCTTTCGACACAATCGTGAGTGGCTTATTGCCAGTGGGAATTCTAGTTACCGAAGTGCCGTCGATGAATACCGTTCCGCGAGAGAACTGATCTTCTAATGCGTCTTCTTCGAATTTATAAATAATAGTGTTAAAGAAGTTCTTATTGGTCGTGCGCTTTATCGACATCTTCGAAGCGTTGGTGACGTTGGTTTTGTCCAAAGTCTTGATCAACACACCAGGAATTGGGCCGATGTTGTAGCCAATAGAAGCTGAGGCTTTTCTAGGTATGCCGTAAGCAGAAACGGGATTGTAAATCTCTGTTGCAATAAACTCTTTGCCGTCTTCTATTTCTTCCTTCAGGTAAAAGTCATACTCTGCAGAACTTAGGAATTTAGACTGAACCGAAAGGTGCTCTAAAATATCGACTTCCTCATTTCTTAATCCAAGTCCAGCGTTAGGTCCCCAGGTGTCGTATTGTGAATTAAAGCTAACCAGCGCAGCAGTAGTGGCTTCATTGGCCAGCGCCGCACCGTCTAAGATAAAATAAGACCCAGAATCGACGACATTTATTTCTGTGATAACTCTGTTGGTGACATTGTTCAGCCCATTAGTTGCACCAGTAGTGGTAACGTAATCACCGACGCGGATATTGAATTCTCTTTCAAGATCCCTGTCTGCAATAAATATGGCGTTCGCCACCGTTAGACTTGCAGTAATTACCTGAAAGCTTTTAACGGTGAAGTCTTCTAAATATGGATCCGTCTGACCTGAAAGCATTAGCTTCAAAGCAAGGTCAATGGCGTTCCCAGTGATGCGGTAAAATGAATTAACAGTTGCTTCGTCACTGTGAGCAGCTGCAATTGTTCCGAGCTGTCCGCGAGTTATCGTGTCGAACGTGGTTCCTGTTGTGGATTCATAGCGCATGATCTCGTCGTCAATGCGAACGTAAAGTTTCAAGCTGGTGTCAATAGTTCCACCAAGATTAGTAAATGGTGAAAGAAAGTCAGCAGTTGTTAAAACAGTTGCCGTCGTTACGGTGTCGTCAATCGCACCGTCTAAAGCAGTCTCACCTGGCAAGAATGTAGCGCCGGTTAAGTTACTGCCCTGATTTAAATTCAAAGTTACTATTCCCGACTTCGCGTCGATGTCGTCTATTAGGCCACGGAAGATAATAACGTAATCATCCTTCCATGAGCCAGAAGCCTCGCCGAGCCAAACCTTAGCCCTGCGACCGAGCACGTCTTCAACAACTTGGCCTGGTGTGATTAGTTTAGTGGCTTTTAACCCAAGATCTATTAACGCTATTTTAAGTGTAGACACAGAATCGTTAGTGCCTTTGTCTACATTTAAAACCTGACTAATGGAGTTAGATGTTCCGCCAGTCCAGGATACTAATGACTCCTGATCATCTACGGAAACCTGCCCACCAATAGTTAAAAACGGTTCTCCAACTTCTCTGTTAGGATCACCAATGCGCCAGTATTCTTTAATCTCCACAGCGCCGTAGAGAGTATCTACGCCGTCGATCTGTAAAACGATCTGAGGCGTGATACCTGTTTTTTGCAATAATTGTTCTGCGTCTCTAGTTAACGGGAGTGCCATCTATTTATCACCAGTGAGTTCATCAATTTTAATATGAAGTGCTTCGTGATGTTGATCGGTATCGCCAAACGCTCTTGGACTTAAACAAGAGTAACCAAGTAATTCAGTCGGTGATATCTCGATCTGTTCTTTAGTCGGATCTTGAACATGATAACATAGAGCCTTGTCTACGTTTACGATGTCGCAAATCCAAAAGGACGGTTCCGCTAATCCTGGAATTGTTTTACAGCCCATCATCAAAAGGCAAGCCAAGGTTACGACGCTGAAGAATACGAGACATTGCAAGCTCTGTTGCATCCGTAACTCTGCCGAACTGTGTGGCTTCTTCTTTTGCGATAGCTGAAAGACGGTTAATTTCTTCCACATATTTATCAACTTCCCTTTTCTTTACGTTACCTCGGTAAATGCTTTTGCCAATCTTAACGGCCCATGCGTAAATGGCTGACCCAATTTTACTGAGCCAACCACCTAAAACTTTTTCAAGCAATATAGCTAAGAAATTCACTCAGCTAAATCTTTCTCACCGTCAATTTTATCAGCAAGGTCCTTTAACACACCTCTAAGTAGTGGTGAAACGGCAAGAGCCATGTCATCGTACTTATTTTCAGACAAAACTGCAGAGGCTTCGAACCAATCTAACATCATGTCAATACTGGCAAGTGCAGTTGCTTCTGTTGCTTCGAGACCAACTTTTTTAAGTTCGCCCAGAAGTGGCTTTAGATCGTATGCTTCTTCCATTTCCATTTTACCCTCCAAGGTAATTAATTATTAAACAGTATTTCCAGCTGCGTCTATCCAGTTTGAACCGTCATACCAAATTGGAACCGCCGCCGATCCATTAGAAGTTAGATCAGTGTCTAAATAATGTGCTCCTAATGTTGCGGCTGGTCTTGATGCTGTGTTGCCGCTTTCAATGACAAAACCTGTTGATGGGTTTTGATTATGATTAATTGCTAAGGCATCTAATGAAATTGAACCGCGTGTTCCTGCATTGGCAGTACCTATAGATAAATTTATACTTCCAGAATTTCCACTCGTGCTACCAGCAGCATTACCTGTAGTAATGTCAACATTACCAGTATTACCGTTATTTGTAACAACGGTGGTGTTTCCAGATCTCAACAACATATTACCAGTGCCAACTGTGCCAGCAGAACCAATGTGATTTCCAGTCTCAATATTTACGCCACCGCTAGATACCCCAGTGGTGGAAATAGAATCTGTCATTACCCCAATTTGTTTTGATGCTGGACCGACCAAGCAAGCCCTAGTCGCTGCACCACTAGGTAGTGCTGAATTGATAAGATAACCCTGAAGAGTTGAAGCATTATCATATACATTATATATAGTAGAATGAACCTGTGACCATTTGTGAGTTGAATCACCTAATTGTCTAGAGTTTAGAGTGTCAGGCAACAAACTTTGATTGACGGAAGTCGCAGTTAGATTGTTTAAGTCTGTGGCGGCACCGCCACCACTTGGCGCGGCCCAACCACCAATTCCGTCAGCCGCCGCTTGCGTCCAAACTGCACCTGCACCTGCACCAGTTTCTGAACCATCCTTAAAAGAAATCTTACCGCGTGTGCCTGTAGCCGTTCCAGGTTGTAAATTGATACCGCCAGAGTTTCCACCACTTGCATTACCACTTTCAATACTAACATCTTTAGTGGCCGCTTGATCTATTGTGTATAGTCCTAAGCCTTGACCTGCCTCTGCTCTGTGCCCTGCGAAAAGTGTGGCACCACTTGGCATTGTTTCAGAGTTCACTAGCCTATGGCCATTTGCTGGGCCACTTCCTACGAATAATGAGTTTAAAAATATAATGTTGAATCTTGTTCCAGTTGCGCCAACGTTTCTTGTTCCATCGGCATCAGGAACAATATTTGCGTTAACAGGATCACTCCATAAGTCACCACCGCCTCCACCTGCTGGTGCCCATTCGCCTTCGCCATTTACTCCAATTGAAGTCCAGACTTCTCCGATGTTTCCCTCTGATGGACTTCTTAATCTAATCTTTCCTGGAGTAGCGTCAGAAGTTCCAGGAGATAAATCAATATTACCAGAGTTTCCGCCAAGTGCGTTTCCGGTTTCTAAAGTAATGCTGCCGGATATGCCAGCAGATGAGTTACCAGTATCCATTCTCATAGGGAAAGTGGTCGTCCCATCGGCAGTGCTTAAATTCGCAGTGGATACCCATGACAGACCAGTGCGAACTTCTCCGACATAAAGATTCCACTTGTTAGCGCCACCGCCCATGTTGGCTGTAGATCCGTTAGGCAGAACATTTGGAGACATTAGAACCATGTTGTTTGAAATGTCGCCGACCTCTACGCGGTTTACTGAATTAGTATTTATAAGATCAATATCGGCGTCGTCGGCTAGTGTTCTACCAAATATCTTTACACCGTTCTTAAGGCGGATTGTTCTTGTTGCATCAAAATTGAGATCCTGATTAACAGCCGTAGGGCTAGTTAAGTTTGAAAGAGTTTTATTAGCTGCTCCAACATCGTCTGCGTCTAGAACTACCGTTCCCTGCTGGCCGTTAACAGAATCAATAGTTGATCCGTCGATCTTTTGCCAGACAGCACCAGAATAAATAACAGTGTCGCCTGTAGTAAAAACAATATTACCAGCGCCGAAGTCTACAGTTCCATTGTCTGAAACAGAATATTCATCGCCCGAAACAGCAGGATCACCATCTGCCAGTGTTGGCGTATTGGTAGAAGCTGCCCATGTTCCTAAATACCTTCTGGCATTTACAACAGCATCAGGCAATTCAGCAAGGGGAATCTTTGCAGTTCCATCTAGACTTGCGTAACCGCTGGCCTGACTTTTTTCAGAAAGTAATTGTCTTAAAGAAATGTCAGCAGCGTTAACTCCTGATGCAACAGTTAAAGCCTCTGCTCTTTGTGTTAAATCATCAGTTCCAGTTCCAACAGCACCTGAAACCCATAATGGGAGTGCATTTTTAATGGCATTTATTGTTTTACCAACATAACTTGCAATTGAATTGTGCTCTCGCTGAACATTGGTAACCTGAGTGCCAGAAGCAACATCAGCATCGTTTAAATCCTGATTGCCCACCATGGTGTTATCATCAGTCTTGGATGCAAAGGCATCATTAAAAGTATTCTGATCTGCCGGTTGGCCGTTACTTACTGACATTTATTTACTCCAATATTCTAAAAGCTAAGTTACCAGTTTTATAAATGTTCGGAAGGTTCTTGCCCGTTTCTTCTTTGAGCTTGAACTTCGTAGCCTTACCATCTTCAGGTGTTTTATCTAAAATCACCTGGTTAAAAGTGCCGCTGTCATCCTTGTCTGGCATGAATTCAATCGCACCGCGATTAGTAGCAAAGGTCAAGAAATCAATGGCGTCTTGTGTGCCGTTTAAGTTTGTGCGAATGACACCGCTTCCCATCGGTAGGTCTGTGATGAACATTAAATCCATCTCGATGAATCTAACATCGCCGAATGATATGACCTCTATTTTTCCGGAGGCACTTTGATTAACCGAAGCGTCGGCTTTTTCTTTACGGAAGCCTGGGGCGACGTAGTTTTGGGGAGGGAACTGGGTAATGTATTCTGAACCGGCTGGTGAGTCGCCGGAATAAGTGAGCAGGCCAGTGAGATCAACAGTGCCAGTAAAGCCGAACACAGAATAAGCGCCACTAGCAGCGTTAGTGCCGGTATTAATAAGCAAATCAAAAGCACCGTCAGCAGTAATCGTAAAAATTCGCGTATCACGATTAACATTAACAGAGTATGTCAAAAGTCCAATAGCATTTAAAAGTTGTTGAAGCTCTGCAGCAAGACCCGTTAGAGAATAAATACCAAGGTCCAGTGTGCCGGATAATTCTCCAGCGCCCTCGTTAATATCAATACTTGGTTTTGATAACGTGATCTGTGTGCCGTAGTAAAATTTAGAGAATGTTGAAATTGCCATTATGCTGTCACCACTCTGGTTCCACCAGCTTCGAAAGTGTCGTTTAGAATTTGTGCTATTTGATTGCCAACCTGCTGCGGATCCAACACCGTGCCCTCTACATTGATGGCAACTTTGGTTGTTTTTTCTTCAACTAAGTCTTCGCCAAAGTCCTGATCTTCTGGAAGCGTAACATTAGTTGGTGATAGTGGAGTTGATGCACTCGCCTCGCCACCGCCACCACCAGTCACCGCTGATAAAACTCCACCGAATGTTGCAAGAGCAGCACCGGATGCAATCATCGCAGCACCTACTCCTTGAAATCCAGGCACTACAGAATAAGCAAGACCCTCTAGAATAAATCTAGTTCCAGATTGAATTGCCATTTGACCAATTGCTGAGATAAATGTCTTAGCGAATGCCTCGATTGCATTGTCTCCATTTGCTAAGGCTTTACCGAAAGACGCGAACGCCTGACCGATTCCACCAGCAAGTTGATTCCTTGCAGCGACACCGATCTCCACCATTTTCTTCTTTAATTGATCTGAACGTGCTCCAAAGTTATCAACACTCATTGCGACAGTCTCATCAATAGTTTTAAATGCTGAAGTAAATGATGGAACTAACTCAGATGGATCGAACTGCTGTAATATCGGAGATTTTTGTTCACCCTCGGCATCATCTGTTTTAATCGGATCTAGAGGTACGTTGGATGCCGCTACAAGTGCGTTTCGCTGCGCTGTTAACTCTGCAAACTTTAATGCAAGCGCATCAATGGCTGGCTGAAGATCCTTTGCAGCCTGATCGGTGTCTAAAAAGAAACGATCAAGACCAATGCCGCCTTGGGTTAGATCGAATTGTTCGGCCTGCAAACCGCGAAGTCTTTCGTTAACACTTTCAATTTGTGAATCTAAAAGAGATAATGGACCAGATGCGCCAGCCGAAGATATAAAGTTCCGTATTCCGCGAGCTGCGTCTGTAAAGAATTGAATGTTCTCTTTAAGTCTAGGTCCTATCAATGAGCCAAGAGTTGTAGACAGTGCAGTCAATTCGTTTTTTAATCTCTCTACTGCTGATCCAGTAGTTCGGTTTACTCTGCCGAACTCAATATTTAATGCGCTGTTTTTAGTGTATTCATCTGCCTGAGAAGATAGTGCTGCGGTTAACTTATCATTAGCAAACACAAGTGGTACTAAAGACTTTAAAGTTCTTTTATTATCAAGACCTAATTCTCTTAGTGCTACCGTCAGACCAACAGATCCGCCCTTAACTTCACCCAGTCTTTTAATTAATAATTCAAAAACACTAAGGGCATCTTCATTAAATTGCTTTTTTAATTCCTCGCCAGATATTCCAAGAACTTTAGTGAAGTCCTTTAGTTTCTTTCCGCCACCACCAATAGCTTGGGCGATTTTAATAAACGCATCACCAACAGCAGTACCGGAACCCTCAGCCTTTGCACCAACAGATTGAAGCGCAGCACCTAGAGCTAAACCCTCCTGTGCCGAAAGTCCAAACTGTGCCGTTGCACGGATTACTTCGTTACCAGTGGCAAGTATGTCGCCCTCTGTAGCTTCGAAGTTATTGCCTAAAGCAACAAGCACCGATGAAAGGCGATCAATATCCTTAACACCTTGGCCAGTTACGTTCAGCATTCGCACTAAACTTTGCGCTGCTGTTTCTGGGTCAATGCCCTCAATGGCGAACTGTAATTTTCCAACAGTCTCTGCGAACTTAATAATGTTATCAGAACCGCGAACACCGAATTGTCCGGCAACTTGTGCGAGCCTTAATAAATCGGTTGCCGTAACTGGTATCTGAGTTGACAGCTCCTGTAGCCTTGTGCCGATAAGACCTAAGTCCTTCTCTGCAATGTTTGTTGTTTTACCAACTCCGACTAGGGCTCTTTCGAATTTAATAAAATCTTGGGTTATTGTTTGCGCAATTCTTAACGATGCAAACCCAGCGGCAAATGTTATTAACTCTTTTCTAATGTTGGTGAATGCACTCTTGAAAGAACTATCTATTTCATTAGCTGCCTTCTTAGCAGATCGCTTAACAGTGGCCAGACCTTTTACGATCTGACCATTATCTAAAACAATTTCTATCTCAAGTTTTTCATCAGCCATTCATTCGCATCCTTGCAAAAGCTTTAGCTACGTCCTGTATCGAACCGAGCTTTCCCTTAGTTCTGTTCACAAGATTTCTAATTCTGCTCTTGTGCCTTCCAACTGTATTTTTCCTATCTTCTTTCTTCATGTGCGGCGCAAAGTGTGCCTCGAAAGTAAATAGTTGCTCCTCTGATGATAACACGTCTATGGCAAGGTAATATTCGTTAAAAACTGCAGCCGTCATGTTATCAATCGTGTCGGGTGTCCAGCCATAAAAGCGTGATGCCCTAGCCTTTATGTAGGCGTAGTTACTTACTTTTTTTCGACTAAACCCAGTAAACCTTCTGAAAGTTTCCTGATCTGGATAACATCTAGATCTTCTGAAACTTCTTTGGGTAAACCCAACTCAGCGAGTAGGTCAATAAATGCACCCATCTCGCTGCCTTGTTTCTTTCCTAAACTTTTTTGATATGTTTCGCTCTGTTTAACAGTCGGAGCACTCATCTTGTACTCCGACCCTCCAACTTTCACGTTACATATAGCTTTTGAACCTAAATCCAAATCCATTCACTTCTCCTATTGGTTGATATTACAAGACTCCAGCTTGATTAATATCACCAATGACGATCATGTCAAGATCTGGTCTTGTGGCTGTTAGATCAGGAATTGCATCCCAAGAAACAGTCAATGTCCTAGGATTCTCACCAGAGAACACCAAGGATCCAGGCGTTGGAATTGCCAAACGCATAGTAAAGTTGTAGGACAATTCGTCACTTTGGAAGTTCACCGGAATGAATTCTAGACGAGCGCCTTCAATAACTAAGTTCTTTCCAATCTGGCCAGTGCCTGCGCCGTAAACTGTAGACGAAGGTCCTGCGAAAGATTCGCCGTAAATCTTATAGATTTCACCAAGATTTGAAAGCGTAGTTTCTTGCAAAACAGTTTCAACATTAGCAGAGAAGCCCTGAACAAGCTTAGCTGTAATGGTTGTTCCTGTTTGCTGAGAAGTCACATCGAAGTTCGATGGCTCGAATGTAGGAGAAGGTTCACCTTCTAATAATCCAAGGTCAAAGTTCTTACCTCTACGGCAAGTTGTGATTGAAACGCCACTGTCAACGTCTACAGTGTCGGCAACTTCGCCAACAAGAACGCCAGTGATTGTCACAACATTTCCGCTAATGGTTGCAGTAAAAGCAGGATCTGCATCAACAGCAACCTGAACAAGTCCTGCAATTACAGCTGCGCTGTCACCAGTAGTAACAGAAGCTTCAATAAGTCTGCCTCCTGATGGTGTTGCCGGTGGTGTTGAACCAGCGTCTAGGTCAAACCAAACTCTTGCTACAGCACCAGTGCTGTCGGTTACATCGTAAGATGTTCCGTCTGGATTAACTAAACTAGAATGGTCAACGGCAGATTGAGCTTCAATCCTCCAGAATACATTCACGGGTGAAATTACTATGTTATTACTTGCGCCTGCCATCTTAAACCCTCCTTGGTTCTATATAAAATTGCAAAGTATCGAGGCTCTGAAGCCCATTGTTAAAGTACAGTCATTGTCGTCACTGCCAGAGTATGGATCAACGGTGATCGTCCCTGGTGAAATGCCTTTTATTGTTTGTCCGTTTCTAACGGCTGGTGATAACAGGTCGGCAAGAACTTCATCTGCAACAGACCATGCGCGGTCCACCAGTTCGATGTTCTTAATTCCCTTACCCCTAAGAGTAATCACCAATTCAACATCCATATTAAATTGAAATACAGTTTGGTTTGCAACATCACCAGTTGTCGTAGTGGTGTTGATTCTATAAAGCTTTTCTAATTGTGTCTCTGGTCGGTTGGTGTCATCGAACGCGTCTGTGTGCTCCCTGAATCCAAGGGCATTAAGTTGCGCTCTAAATAATGGCCTTATAGAAGCTAAGCTCATTCTCTAAATAATCCTAAGCTCTGCGGCCTAATGAATTCACCATCCGTGATTGTTCCATCCTTGTTTAAATCCAGCTCAAGTACGGATCTTCTTTTAGCGTCCACCGAAACAGAATCGTAATACTTAGATTTTTCAGCGAACTTATCGTCAATCGAGTTTGAGTTATCATTGTAAATAAACGAAAGAACAGTTGCTTCACTCCACTTGCGAACCTCGTCGTGGTCAAGCACTTCTTCTTTAGTTATCTTATCATTGCCGTTTGCGCGATAGCCTTCTTCATTAATCCAGTCTAGTATTACTGTTTGTGCCTTGCGGTGTTCATAGTTAAAACTACTATATCCGTCAGGTAACAGGCTCATGATATCTGTTTCATATCTCAATAAATCAGCATCGTCTGAGAACAACATATCATCAGCTGCGGTGATAACAGAAACACTCAATGTCGTAGTGACTGGAGCACCGTCCGTGGTGATGCGCAGTGAAACTACAACAATGCCGTCCGTGGCGTAACTCCAGTCCAAGTACCATTCGTCACTGCTGGTGCCGGTGACATCAATAAAACCATTACCTGCAATGGGCTCTATCTCTACAAGAGTTACCGCGGCCTCGTCTTTTGAAACAAAGGATCTCATCGCTTTTAATCTAACTTTATCATTCACCTGAACGATTGGATCTGATTCTAAAACTCCAAAAATAGCCATTTATGTAACTCCATTATCTAGTTCATCCTGGACTAAAACTTCATCTAGGTGAAGGTAAAATCTGTTGCCGTATCTTATCACACGACCCACCTGTAACTCATATTATCACCATAAAATAAACTGGAGTTCGGAAACCCCACCCTCTCCCCTGGCATTGAGTTCCGTCTTGTCTGATATTTCTATTGCAGATGGTAGCGAATCACCAGGAGCTAATTGCCAGTAGTTAGGGTTGCCGTCTGTGTTGAAGTTAATTCTCACTGGATTAGCGCCAGTGTTTTGACAAATGAACTTAGATACCCGTGCGTTAATCATAATAGTAGTGCCAGCAGGACCTTGGGCTATGGCTTCACGCCTTGCCCTGATCTGTCTTTTCTGTCTGGATTCTGTTTCTTCAATTGCCATTATACAACCTCAACCTTGGCGAAAGCGTTAAAGTAAAAATCAGATGCGTCGCCATTATCGCAACAAACTGCCAATTTCTTAACGCCATCACCAGTAACAGTTACAGCATTCTCTTGTGGCATGATTCCTTCTCTCTGAAAGACCCAAAGTATTTCCTCTCCAACTTCGCCTGGATCCCACACGAGACAAGCAATACATAGTGGCGAATCAGGGCAGGATGCTTCGAATATTTTAACTGTAGCAACAGATCCATTGGCAATTACTAATGTGTCTGAAATAGTTGTGCCAGCTAACACCACCTGAGAAACCCTGAGTGTGTTAGAGGCATTCACCACAGCTGGGTCAGCAACATTAACAACTTCAGTCGGTGCGTCTGGTCCTGGATCTCCAGTATGAGCAGCAACAACACCATCCAAGATAGTTTCATCGCCTACAGATAAAGCGTCCTTCATAAAGATGTCCAGCACATCACCGAAGACATTTGTGTAATCTAACGCTGTTACAATTGCAGATGTTCTTACTGAATTGTCCAGAGTGTCAACGTCAACAACTGCGTTGAGAGTGTCTGTTGCAACTGAGTAAGTGTATTTAGTCTGTGCCATTTAACTACCTAACCTGATTAGAATAAGTGATCTTTGATTTACATCAAGCGATCCAGAGCTAACATTAACTCTAATATCAACGGCCTGCGCCCCATTCACGGTGACTTCGCCAATAGTTGCAAGTGTAGCGTCAAAGTTACTAGATACACCTTGCGCTGTTCTTCTTGTGTTTGGTACTGCCACCCCATCAACGAAAGTTACACATTGGGATATTCTATTATTTTGAGAAATAACAACATCAGATGAAAAGTAAAGCGAATACCGGCCAGGTACAGGAGTCGTAGTAAATCCAGTTATGATTACATCAGTTGAAGAAGATGTTGAAAATAAAGTATTAGAAGTCACAACATAACTTGCAACACCAGTGGCCGAGCCAGAGGTTACAATTGTAAGCCATGTTCCTGCTGCGTTTGGATCGTCTTCAAGAATACACTCAACCACATCTTCAGAGTTAAGAGTTAAAAGCGATCCACCGGCACCATCTTTAATAGTAATCGGATTAGTTGAACTGTTCACAATTAAATAAGACGACCCGTGATTAACTGTGGTCGCATCAGGTAATTGAACAGAGTAACCTGTTAAAGTTCCACTAATAATATTAAGAGTGTTTGATGTGGCTGTTAAAGTTAAGGTTCCATTCAATGTTGTAGCTGTGTCGATAGGAACATAAAGTTTTAATTCTCTCAGCTCATCAAGTGCCGAGTTCACATTGTCAGATGTTGACCTATAGGCACTAGCCGATGGAGTGTATGAAATTCCTGCTGCTGGATAGTTTCTCCAGTCTGCACTCGTGTCACCTGCTCCGTATTTTTGCCAAAGTATAACACCACCGGCAACCGTCTGAGAGTAAACACAATTTGCCGGCAAGCCTTGGCCCACTGGTGAAGCAGTCCCTCCTGTGTAGAAGGGACCACCATTTTCTTCGTCTACAATAAGTCCGTTATCAACGGAAAATGCTTTTGTCGAATCCATTAGTTACTTACTAGAACTCCTGTTCGTCTAACTTCCATTGAAACACCAGCTGTTGAACTTGAAGCTCTTAATCTCATAGTCTGAGCACCAGCAGCGCCATTTAGATCAACAATAATTACTAGATTGAAGCTTGCGCCCACTTTTAATTTAGTGTGAACAGAATCATCAACAACAGTAGCGTCTGCCACTGCTGTTCCATTGTGCAATGTAGTAATTTTTTGAAAGATTTTATTAGCTGGAGTTGCTTCTTCCCATGCCACTATTTCATATTCAAGTGAATGAACATCATCAACTAAAACAGTATCAATGTCTTGTAGGGTAGTGATGCCAGAAACAAGAACTGCAAATCCGCCTTCGATTGCTTCGAGTGCCGTTTCTAAACTTTGAAAGGCTGCTTTATTTGTGGAGCTGTCTGGTATCGTAACTCCAGTGAATGTTCCGAGCGAAGTAGCATTTTCCGCAACACCTGAGAGAGTAATTAAATCATCAACATTTTGACGAGTATCAACTAGCTCCGTTTCGAGTTCTTGAAATGCAACTTTATTAACCACGTTGTCGGTGATAATATCGCCGGTAAATGTTCCAAGATCAGTAGCGCCCTGAGCAACACCAGAAAGAGTTGTTAAATCAATTTGGTTGCCATCAAGTTTTTCAATAGCTTCTTCAAAGCTGTCAGCGATGGCTGGTGTTCCGTTGACCGGCGTGTAGCCAGCACTTAATTGAATTGGAACTAATTTCCAATCTGTAGCAAGATTAGCATTGACGGTCTTTACATAAAACTCACCATTGCTTCTTTGATAAATTGAACCGATTGGCTGCGCTGCAAACGGTGCTCCAACAGCAGGTGCTCCAGCTCCAGCTATCTGTGCCGCCAGTATTAAACCATTCTCATCATAAATGTCGAAACCTAATTCGACTGCAAAATTAACTCTTCCCATACCTGCTCCCTTTTATTTATTACGGCGTCAGCGCCCTTAGAAATGTTACATCAAGATCAAAAGATTCGTTGTTAGTTATTGTTAGCAAACCGTCTACAGCGTCGTCGTCCATAGTTGTCTGGACGTTTATCGGGCCGCCGAGCCTCTCACTAACTGAATCAGTTACCACTCCAGAGTTATTCTGCGCTTGTAGCTTTAAACTTTTGGTAACTGTAATAGGATTGTCTTTAAAGTTAATTATATAATCAAGTCTGGACCATGTTGATAACAGCACAGTATCTATGACAACAGTGAGGCCAGCTCCAACTGTTACAGGACCGAAAGGTAAATAGCCAACTGCAGATCCAGGTGCGATAAGAACATTTCTTGCCGCGTTGCCATCACCATCAGGGACAAAACTTCTCTGATCATTATCTTTTTGATTGTCACTTTCGTATGTGTAAACTGGCATTAGTTAACGCCTTTTGCTTCTGCTTCTTCGATCTCGTCTCTGAAACCATCGACGGCATCCAGTTGATACCAAGCCAATAGTTTATTTCCGAATATCATGATCTTGTAATCGAAAATCGCTTTATGCTTTACGTTGTTGCGTAACATTAAACGACGAAGTCCCTCTGGGGACCTCGCCGATAAATAATGCGGGATTAAAGTTATCTTCAAAGACATTTATTAAACGTTGCCGTCTTTTATGATAAGCGCTGACTCTGTTCCAGCAGCAGTACCTTCACCAAGCTGAACGCCTTTCACGCCGAACAACTGATCCATTGCCCAAAGTTGAGCAGTAGTTCCGTAGCCGATTGCATTTTCAGATGCAAGCTGTGGAGAACGTTGAAACCCATAAACAAGACCCTCTTTACCAGCAAGATAAAAAGTAGTCGCGCCAAGAGCGTTGTGACGAATCACTGGAGCGCCGAAAAGAGTTCCAATTTGACCAGCGCGGATTGCACCGTTTGGCCCGTAAACATCTTGTCGCTTGTACTCATCAATGTTCAATAGAGTTGTTTCAGAGTCACCAGATACAACCCAAGCAGCCATGTCCATGTCGCCTTCGTTGTTTAGGTAAGCATCTCTCATCTCTAGAGAAATTGCATAAGAAAAAGCACCAGCAGTAGTAGTTGCAATTCCAACTGTTTCCATTTCAGTAATAACTTCTGTGTCGAAGCGGCGTCCATGCGCAGATGCAGCGCGAGCAGCAGCTTCCAGTTGAAAGTTAAGAGTTGATTGAACTTCGTCGTTAGCGTCTACCAACCAACTGCAATATGGACGATGGTTCAGGTCCAATTTATCCACAGAAGCGGTTAGCGCCTGAGGAACACCTAAAACACCAGATGCACGATCAGGAGCAGTAAAGCTAGTTAACTTCGGAAAGCTAATAGACTGAGCGCCCTTCACTGCGTACTGAGAAACGTCCATGAAAAATGGAGCTAGTTTAGCACGAAATTGAATTTCTCTCTGAACGCGTGCAGCGATCAGATCTTGTTTGGTTGCGAGTAGTTCCGTATTACCTGTGATTGCCATAATAAAATCCTTTTTATATGGTTAAATTGTTATCTGAAGTAAGGCGCACCAATCGCCCGTCCTTCCTGTCTATCTATTTCATTTGCTAATGCTTTCTGTTCTTCAACAGTCATATCAGCAATTGATTTTTTCTTTTGAACAAACTCAGTTGATGGATTTCCGCTATTTATCTTTGGTCCTTGTTTACTAAACAGATATGGTCTGCTTTTCTTCTGCTCTTCAATCATCGCTTTTAGCTCATCTTGATCAGCTCTAAAAGTTTCCATATCAACCTCAATACTTTGCAGGTCCATTAACTTTCCCAGAGCTTCTGTATCAACGCATCCGAGTTTTGCAGCCACAGCTTCAACCTGAGAGATAAGTGAATTGAAAGCGAAGTTACCAGCCAATTGCTTTTTGCCCTTAGTAAGTTCCTCAACTTGTTTCTTCAATCTCTCATTGCTTTCGGCAAGGTTTCCCTCAGCCTCAAGCTTAGCCTGCCGTTCACTTTCAAGTTCTAACGCAAGCATATCTGCTCTCTGTTTTTCACTTGCAGCGCGACGCTTCTCTCGAAGCAAACTCTCGTATTTTACAGTGTTATCAGAACTGGGAGACCCTTGTGCTGATTGCTCATTGGATTCCTGACTGTCTGGGTGACCCGTCTCGTCTGGCGCTGGAGATCCAGCCTTTACTTGTTCACTCATAAATATAACTCTCCTTGTTAGGGTTTAGCAACTTTTATTATTTTCTAAGTTCTTTACGAAGAAACCTAAGCAGTATTTGCTTTATACGTAAAGGGATTTTTCTATCCAAACGGATCCCCTTCTTACTGAAGATTGTAAAGCCCTTCTCCTCTAAATACCCTGCTAGCTGCTTGTTATTAGGTGGCGTTCCGAGTTCTAATTTTCTTTTCGTAGGCGCAATGAACAATAAAAAACTCGTGTCGTCTAACCGATCAAACCTAACAGCATCCAACAATTGGCCGGTAATTGTTAAGTTAGATCTAGCAGGACTGAAGGCTGGGTGCTTGCCACCTTTTGTTAACGCCTTGCGAGCCTTAATGGTTGATGGTTTTAAATTAGGAAAGTGCCAGGTGTTGTTAAGTGGTTGGCCTTTGCGAGCCCTTGCCCTAACGCGTGTAGTTATAAATTCACCTATCAGTAGCTCGAACTTCTTTTTACTCGAAGCTCGCATAACTTTCTTTGCAATCTCGGCTGCCGTCTTGCCGATGTTCCATTTAATCTCAGCCACCAGTATCATCCTCCAGTGATTTAATGAATCTTAAAATAGCTCTGTCCCTTTCAGATGACTTGGCCGTTTTAATGGTGCTGATCTCATCGCTGAATTTATTTTTAACTTCTCGAAGATCCTTTTCATTCAGACCGAAGAAGTCTCTAATAGGTAATTTTGTTTTAGGATTACCCGTGATGTGCCCATGGGCTTTGCCCTGCTCGTCTGATTCTTCCCAGCCAAGTGTTACGGTGTTTCTGCTTTCGTCGGTAACGTCTATCAGCCCAAGCATATCACCACTCAGCGTTAGGTTGACTTTACCAGTCTTGCCAGCCGCTTTGAAGTCCAATGAGTTCATATAGGATTTTGAATATTTCTTAAACGGTTTACCAGTTCTGGACTTATTGCCCTGAGTTTTATCAATGATCTTCGTTAACAAAGCCTCGGCCATCGCCAGGCGCAGGGCTTCGTTATCTTGAACATCAACGCCGAAGATGTCTTTAAGGTTGAACTTCAACTTCGGGTTGTTGTTCGATAATGTTCTCGTCTGCCCCTTGGTTAACTTCTTCGTCATCTTCTTCTACCTCTACCTCATTTTCTTCTTCACGGATCTCTGCAAGAATTTCTTTGGCTTTATCCTTCTCAACACTATCGAGTTTTTCAATAGCGCCGACGATTGACATTGTGCCGTTGTCTAATCTCCGCTCGACTAAGTCTAACTCCTCGGCTTCTGTTTTAACAGCCTCTGGTCCAGTGAAGTTAACTGTCATCACTACATCGTCGCTAATGGTGGCAATATTAAGTTCATCTGTTAGTCTCGTCTCGTCGCTAACACCTTGCATGACGTTAGACCAATCGCGCATTAGATCGAATATGTCTACCTCTGCGCACTTAAATAAATCAGCATCGTCCTGACTGGCAGAGAAACGATCTATCATTGCTAACAGGCGCTCTACTCCAGAACTGAAGGACTGACCATCTAATTTACCGCTGATGGTCTTTGGGTCTATCGAACGGGAACTTAGAAACAGTCTCAACAGTGTGTCTAGAAACTCTAAACTGTTGGCAATGTCTGGGTTGGGAGATACAAATTCAAATGTTGGTTGCACGGTGGCGTTTGGATCCTGCTCTAACCAGATAATCTTATTCGGGCCAACGGATAAGTTAGTCGGCTGCTTCACGCTGGTAATAACAGCCTGGGCGTAGCCTTGTAGTTTAATAATGTTAGCAAGGTCGCTTAGGCAGGCGGAGAACTCAATGGCGAAGTTAATAATACCAGCACCGCGACGAACGAAGTATTGATTATCCTTCTCCTGTGCGATGTTCACAATTGGCAAGCGCCCAACTGGATTCGGTTCAAGTTCCTCGATAAGTTTACCATGGCCATCGGTAGTGAAATGCCATTCAGGTGTCCACCAGATGTAGCGCTGAAGCAGTTTAAGTCTGTCGTCATCGTCGGCAATCTTTTCATTTCTGTAATCGCGCTGGTAATAATCATTGCGATCTTGCGTTATGTTAGTGCCATCGACAAATGTTGCATGAGTCGCATCGTCGAACGTCGATAGAATAAGCGCGTAAGCTTTTTCAGGATCATTGGCGTCTGGAACAATATCGTAACCTTGTTTAATTAATGGCTTCACTTTAATCATACCGTCTTTAGGTATAACTAAAATATCAAGATCATCCCAGAGGTTGTAATACTTATTCGCAATCTTCATTACAGAATTGAACTTAGCTTTATTGTAAAGTTCATCTATTTGTTCTTCTTCATTCTCGCTGGCGTCTGTGTACTCACGCACTGGCTCGTTCTTGTAAAGCGAACTTAGCTCATCAATGATCTTCTCTGTCATGTTAATGGAAAGAATGGTGCGCATCTCCTGCACTGTTCTAACTGAGAATTCACTAATTAGCTTTTCTAAAATGTAGGCGTCCTGCCTGCCTCGATACACATCAAACCGGCGCTGCGCTTCACGTTTACGGCTGAAGTTCTCCTCCTGATTGATGTCACCAAGGACTTGTTTGCGAACACCTTCGTCAAGTAAATTCAAATTCTCTAATGACATCTAATTACCTCGGTAAGTTACTGGCTGAAGTTTGGATCTTAACTATTGGGAAAGCCCAATGGCAAAGGTAGCCAAGAGCATCGCTGATGTGTGTTAAATGTTTTTCCTTCGTATCGGGCAAATCAGTTCCCTCTTTGAAACTCACCTGTTCTAAGTCGCGGATTAGTTTAACACACTTAGGGTCAATTATAAGACGACCTTTCTCAAGCAGGTTATTCATTGCTGCGTATCTGTCAACTCTAAACGGATTACGAAACGGTGGCACTATCAATCCATGGTTCTTTAATGTTTGCAAGTTAGACAATGGGCCAGTTGTTGAACGGTTACCACCAGTGTGATCGGCTATTACCTTCCACTTGCCAGGGAATTTAGAGTTAATATGTAGTGAGGTTTCCGGCGTGTTGCTGTTCTCTAAATATATTTCGTCAACCACATGGACTTTATCGTCATAAATCTGACACACCACAGCAGTCATTGGGTTTACGTTAAAGTCCATACCTAGGACCAGTTGTATGTCTGGTTTACGTTCAACGGGCATGACTTGTTTATCTCTGTCGAAGGCGTAATAAATGGCACCGCTGGTGTCGTCGGTGAACTGGCCTTTTAAAAATCTTTCCCTTTCCTTCTCTGGAAGCTGTTCGAGAATGTCCAGGTAATCGGGGTCAATGTTCTCTAGATTATCCTCTGGGTTCATTAGTATGTTTGTGTAATTGTGCGCGTCCTTGCGCGGTTCCCATGAGTTTGGATCCAGGCCTTTAATAAATAACGGATAACTCCAATGGCGCTTTGTTGGTGGGTTCTCATCGTAGAAGGCCATCTTTGTAAGTTCGTTTTGTTCGGCCAGCCTGGTTAGCACGGTCGTCACTGAGCTGTAGGGAATTTGCGAACATTCATTGAAAAATAAAGTTGAATACTCTTTACCGAGAACCTTCTCAACGCGCTCTTTCTCATCCACTCCGCCAATCCATATCTCTGACCCATTGGGCAGTTGAAAGTAGTAGTCCGACTTGTTGGTGGTGTAGTTGATATCGGGAAAGCAAAGGTTAAACACCTTGGGGAAGGTGTCCATAAACAGTGACGTCTTTGCATGGTTGAACTTCAAGCGCACGCAAAGGTGCCTGCTTTTTTCATAGGCAGCGCGAACAATAATAGCACGACAGATGCCGAATGTTTTACCAGAACGAGAACCGCCATAACTCATGACGTGCTTCTTCTCTCCGAATAAAAGATCAGCCTGCTCGGTCTGCTTTATCGTTCTTTCGAAGAGGATTTTCGTTTGAGAAGACGTCAACTTTAATTTCCCTGTTGGTAATGGTGGTTTCGTGATGATCAACTTGCCCAAGGTAGTTCTTGCCCAACCATATCTGCATGGTGGCGTTGCCTTTCTTAGCCAACTCGAATTGCATTCTTCTTAAGCTCATTTTGCCTGTTGCTGAATGTCTTTTAAACCACTCCGCAAAATTAACCCACCCATCCTCCTTGATTCGGCGCTCCAAGGTGTCGTAAGAAAAGCCGAGAACGTTGGCAATTTCTTCTCCGGTGCAGTGGATACTGGCCATCTTTTCGGCCTGTGCCCAGTTTACTTCTATCTTCGGTCTTCCGGCCATCGGGTCTCCTGGTAAAATAATATTGTAACACAGATAGTTATTTATTCAGACTACGACGCCACTCATCCAGTTGCTTTGTGTTGGTGAAGCGTATTTGTAGTTCAGCCATGGGATGGCATCCAGCTTTTTCTTTATATCGAAATAGGCCAGGATATTTATACATTAAATAGGCGCAGTCTTTAATCTTTCTTGGCAGGCGTTCTTCGTATGTTCCGATGCCGCCTTTTTCGTAGTGCCCAGCCCTGGGTATGATGAAGTTATTGATGAGCACCCCACCGAAGTGAAGCAGGTTCTCGGCGGTGAAGCCGAAGTCCTCCATGGCTTCGAGGTTTAAATCATAGTCCAGGCCCATGTTCTTTATGATGGCTATTTTTGATATCACGTATCCGACGGATCGGTACTTCTTGGCTAGAAAGTAATAGTTCGGCACCGTGGAGAAGCCACAGTATTTAACGTTAATGGCTTCGGCAATGGAGATGTCCCTATGGCACAGTTCGATAAACTCCGTTGAGTTGTACTCGTGGTCGTAGATGGTTTTATCAAACCCTGGATCAGTAACGTTCAGTTTCATTTTACCATAGTGCTTTGGACTAACGCCTTTTATCCCGCGGACGTTGTCGTCCATCGTCATGAACCATTCCTCCTTCTCTGCGAAGTTGCGAATAATCCAACGCCGCTGATTGGCAATGCCTCTGTCGGCGTTGGAAACAATAATCTTCGATGGGTCAATGGTGGGGTTGCGACAGTAATCCTTTTTATGCTCCTCGGTGTGTAGGAGAATATTATAATTCGTAACACCGCCATCCTCTAGAAATTTATGAGTGGTGATGGTGTCGGCTCTACCGTATGAGGGTATAATAATTTTCATTTCTTCAAGCCCTTTACATGCGCCATGTACTTGCGGTGTTTATATTCTTCACTGTCACGGGTTTTTTGAATTTCCTCTTCTATGTTACCAGCCTTCGTTAGCGACTCCAACGCATAGAAGACAATACTATATCTGGAGCTGTCCTTACCTAGATTACTAATTGGCGTTACGCCATGCACCAGGGACTGCCCATCGAATATCAGTAGTGACCTGTCCTGTAGTTTTACTTCAACGTCCAGGCTGGGGACCATTAGGTTACCGCCAAGGCTTTTAGTTTTAAACACGACCATGTTGCTAAACACGTTCTTGAAGTTGTTTCTGTCGGTGTGGAAGTTCAACCGGTTGTTTTGGTTAACGATGGCGCTGGTAAAGGGCGACTTGCCCAGTTTGTAGCCAAGGCGAATGGCGCTGGAGAACTCCTGGTGAATAGCGTATATGTCAGGAGCGAAGTCTTTATATTGCTCTGAAACATAGTGGGCCATGTCTATTAGTCGGCCATACAGCTTCGGATATTCGGTGTTGCTTTTGCAGGGTCCGGCCGGCAAGTGATACATTGCATTTCGTTTGCGAGCGCCGAAGGTTGTTTCAGCTCCCATTTTTCTAATATCCTCGTAAACAAAAGACTCACGATGAACGTATCCGAGCCTATTGGTATCTGAGAACTGAACACTGGGGAGTGTGGCCTTTACATCGCTAAATAATCCCTTCGGAATAATGGCGTGCTTCATAAAGGGAAGCCCGTCCATGTAAATCTCAAACTCCCCACTGAGGATATTCTTCGTTTTAAATGTGCTGGCTTCCTTCCCTATTAAACTTTCATCCTCTGGTGGCTTGTTGTTCAGGTGTATAATCTCAGGCATTGTCTAACAGCTTTTCAACTAGCTCACTAGCGTTTTGCACTTCGTATTTTTTAAACAGCGCGGACATCTTGTCGACAATCTGCAGGTAATGATCCCGTTCGTACATGAGAACAATCTTCCCACTGGTGCCGATCATCTCCCCACTAGCGCGAAGGTTGTCTTTCCAAGACCCCTCGCCCAGGTCACCGTCTTCGGCAATTGCACCTACAACTTCATCCTCCTCAGTTCCGAGCAAGTCGTCTAGGTTAAAGTCGGGTATGCCGAGCATTTCAAAGTCAAAATCATCACCGAATTCCAGGTCTTTAAGGCTCTCCAGTATTCGGTCCTTGTCGGTGGTGGCTAGCTTTGCAATTTCATTATCCGCCACCATGTCAGCATATTCATGCTCTTCACTTTGGTAGTCCTGGAAGTCGACGGCGGCGTTCTGCCACCCAGCTTTTTGAAGCGCCTCCAGACGGCCATGTCCCTTTACGATCAGGCCGGTTTGGTTGCTCACGATAATGGGTGCGCGCTGTCCCTGGAACTCCATTATTCTCGCCAACAGGCTGACTTGCTGCTCGCTGTGAATGTTGGGATTCCTGGGGTTTGGCTTGAGTTCTGTGATTGGGATGATTTTAGTGTGTGCACATTTAAAAGCTTCTGGCATTGGGCCTCCCTAAGTGACTCAAACTGAAGCAAAGTATTTTTTCTGTGTCAAGCAGGTAGGCTCTGGTGGCAAGAAAAGTTGGCCCCAGGGGTATAGGATTCTCGCAAACCGCCGATTAGTTATTATAACTAAAGGGGAATGGATGAAAAGATTTACGATGAGAGAAGCCGCCCAAGAATTCAAGGGTTTTGCCGATAAATTTGGAGTGGGCCATATAAGCGTAAGGTTTTTCGGAAAATGTGCAGTGGTAAAAGCAGTAGGCAAAAATGGAGAAGTCTTAGAAGCCAGAACCCCGCTGGGGTTTGGAGACCTGGTTTGCCAAAAATTTAATAAATAAAAATTTTTTTCTAAAACTGAAACGCCAAGGGCTAACAACGCCCAAGGCAAACTGGAAGTAACAGCCCTTCGGGGCAAGGAGTTTTGAAATGGTTAAAACAATTACTCAAAAACAGAAAGAATCTAAAGTAGCAAAAGTAAACGTGGCTCAACTTGAAACAATTTTAGAAAGACTTGAAACAGCCCGCAACATCATCGGATCCAGGATTGCTTGCATGGATGAGGAAACTCAAAAATATCACCGAGAAGCCAAAGGCAAATTAGAGCTGGCGATTGAAGCAATTCATGATGCGATTTATGTAGAGTCCAAACTAGTTGAGGAGGAGTAAAAAATGAAAGACGCTGAAAGTTTTGAACTAATCCAATTCGCTAAAGCCTGGTCAGACCTAGGGTGCATGATCACCAACCAAGTTGAAGAGCTGCTGAACGATATCAGCGGCGCAAGTGAAGAAGTTAATCCAAACGCAATAAAGACTGCCAAAGAAAGCCTTGGCGGGATGAATGAAGAAATTGACCAAATATTTAGTGAGTATTTTGAGTGGCTTGAGAAAAACGAAATGGAAGAGGAGGAGTAAAAAATGAGAGATGCGATGCAAATAATATTTGATGCTTGTAGAGAAGCTGAAAAAGGCAATTGGCTTTTAGTCTCTAAGTTTCAGAAAGAGTATGAAGAAACGACTGGCTTCTGTCTTGATACATATAATTATATGGATGGAACATTCTTTTTCTTTGATGAGAAACGAGTTGTTAAAGGGAGGGCGCTGTGAGATTCGAACAGAAGACAGAGGATCTCGGTGGTAGGAACGCATACTTTAACAGCGGCAGTGTTGTCCATAGAATTACCTGCATCCACAGGAATGAAACAGATGG